GTCTTATTATATCAATTAATGCTTTAGTATCTTTGCTTATAACATCTTGTATATTTGCCTGCTTAGAATATTTGTAAAAATTACAAAAAACTATTTTTGGGTTTTGTTGTGAGGAAAGCCCCCAAAAATCCATCACAGACTCTCCTTGATCATTTTTTCAAGATGGTTAACAAAAATAGGATTGGATTTTAAAAATTCATATAATTTATTTTGTCCTTGGAACTTTCCAGCCTTTGTAGAAAATAGCTGATCTTGATCGTCTACATCAATTTCTGGAAATATTTCTTTAGCTACGTCTTTAAACATTTGCAAAAATGTACACGTAAACCAAGCCCCTGATTTATCAATAAGTCCGAGGTCTAGGGCTAGTGTTAGAATTTCTTGAGTTTTGTCAATTCCATGTCCATAGCGGATATAGCTTTGAACCTGTCCTCCAGGCGGTCCCATAGATGAACATATAATTTTCCAGTTTACAACCTGTCCGATGATTTTTCCGTCGTCATCTTCCCAAAATTTTACAGCTTGAACCTTTTCTCCTCCACCAGCAATTTCCATTCTTGTATCTGCTTGGTATTGTATTTTATTCCCACCATCTGCCATTTTAGCTTTACCAAAACCAGAAGTATTAGCAATATAATGTGTGATTGCAATAACTAGTCCTCTTTGTCTTGGCAAAAGTTGTCCAATCTTTTTTGTAAATACAGAAAGCACTTTCGGCAATCCTGCACGACCTGGAGTAAAATCTCCATCTAGTTCTTTTTCTGGAATTAAAGATGAAATCGAGTCAATGATTAATACGGCACCATAATTATCTGGATGGCTCATCATTAGATAGGCCCATTCCAAAAACTTTTCGGCAGGAATTGGCTTGTCTTCCGGTGCCATAATCAGCATCTTTTCTGGATCAAGACCATCGACTTGGAAGTTCATGTCTTTGAATCTTCCTTCTGCATCAATGTAAATGACGTTACGTCCCATTTTTTGGACGTTACAGGCAATCTGCATCGCTGTCGTCGTCTTGCCAGACTTTGGATCACCGGTTAAAGTGACCCAGCTACCTTCTTTGATCCCTCCACCAAGAGCAATGTCAATAGCTGGACCAACAGAAATTACTTCATAGTTGCTTTTTTCTCGTAGTACTTCCGCACCCGTTTTGATGATTTGTCCATAATCTTTTGTTGACTTTTTCAAATAGTCTGGAAGACCTGCTAGTTTAATTATTGCCATCTACTTTCCTTAACTTTGATAATAGGCTGTTTTTATTTGGTAAAGATTTTCTTGGTTTGTATTCAGTATCAATTGTTTCAATTACACGTTTTGGTTTTGCATCTTCGGCATCTGTGATTTCTTTCGATTTCTGTATGCCTGTTTCTACAAATTTTAACGGCAGTACAAATTTTTTACTTTTATGCAAAAATCCCAACGAGTAAATTTTTAAACCGTTGGGACTATTTAGATAATGAAGTATTGCTCTTTCTCCATACTTATTTATTAATTTGTGAGCAACTCTTACTTGAACTTGGTACGACTCTCCAGTGTTCCAAAATTTATAAGCTAAACTTCCTTTATTATCTTTTTCAGATTTTCTAATGCACACCAATTCGGCTATGTATTGTGCAGCACTACACGGCTGCCCCGTTGAGATACTCTTGTAATTTTGGGCTTTTGATTTTTTCTGAGTCATTTTTAAAAATCATGTGTTCTAAATTCTTAGATGTTACTAATCGTATACCATCAGTTTCTTCAAATTCATTTTGAGGCCATACAAACTTTTTAACTTTAATAAAATCGCATGAGTCGTTTAAGAGACACACTGTAAGGAATTGAAAATCTCTAAAATCTCCTGACATTGATTGCTCTCTTGCGGTTCCTCTGTATATAGACACGCCATCCAAGCCATTTGGATTTTCAAAAAATACAAAATGCTGTGCCCCAAACATATAAAGCTCTATTTTAACAATGAATAAATTGTTTGCTTTGCAGTGTTTTTTTAATCTAAGCCAGCAATTTTCATACCCAGGTCTGTCGTAATCTCCGTATACAGTTGTTCCATCGTTCAAAGAGATAATCCAGCTAATCATTAATTTATTGTTTAACAAATCCCTTACATATGGATCAAATTTTGTACAAATATCAGAATTCATATCAATCTCTAATTTTATGAATGTACTTTGTATATCTTGGGGAAATGCCGTTTGCCGCTTCTTTTCTTTTAGATTTGCTTTCATCTCCAGCCATAGATGCTGTTTGTGTCATCACAACAACACCACGCTCTTTATTCTTTGCAAAAAGATCGCCCGTTATTTGTTTTGGTGTTTCTTCTTCTTTTGTTTCATCATCCTTGATAGAGAATGACAGCGTTTTGATAAACTTATCAACCATGTATTCTGTTCGATGTAGCTTGTTTGCGATTTCTACAACGGTTTTTGAATGATAGTTTTTTTCAATGTAGGTCTTTTCTTTTTGTGAAAGTGGGCCTTTTTTTGTTGTTGTCATAACATTACTCCATGACTAATCTTCTAGCGGTTGTAAAATGAATTCTATTTTTTGTTTTTAGATATCGAAGGTATGATTCAAAAGCCTTTTCTGATACCTTTTTATATTTATACATTGTTGATATTTTATTTCTACTGATTCCATAATCAACAACATATGGATCTATTAATTCTCCTCTGCCCGTCATTATAAAATAGTGACATGAGCTATCATTATATCCGTAGTATGAAATTACACTTTTAGCATAAGCGTTTTCATTTTGTACTTCTCTTCCGTTTTTACCAAAAAAAGTTATTACTTTTGTTTCTGGTGGCGGCAATTTTAAATCTTCCAAATCCTTTTCATTTTCAGTCATTCATTTTCTCCAATGTTTTTTTTACTTTCATAACGCAATCTGCTTCTGAACTTCCTTTGATAATAATCTGAGCTTTGTTTGACATTCCATATGGCTCTAGATCTTTTGGGGCAAGCATATAGTTTTCAAATGTATTGTCTGAATTTACTGGCCTAATATCAATTTTAAAAGTTACTATTGCTATGTGCCCCTTTTCTCTTCTTGGTATATCGTTTAAATGTTCGTGCCGCTTTTTATTTGCTAGCTTTAAAAACGATATATTTCCGTTGCCTGTTTCGTCAATCATCAAGATTCTCCAGTTTGTATATACTTAACCTTTTGTTCTGGAGTCATTGAAGCAATTTTTTGGTGCATTTCTCTGCGTTGTTTTTGTTCTTGGGTAATCCCCGTATTTATTTTATCTCTCAGTTTCTTTTCTTCAAGTTCTATCTTGCCCATTTTCTGGGTATTTCTATCCGCTAATTGCCCAATTGTAGTTGCTTCTCCTCTAACAAATCCCATTGGTGGAGAAATGAACACCTTTTTTAAAGTTTGTTGTTCGCAAATTGGACATTGGTGTATATTTGAATCGTTTATATTTTGAAAAATTTCAGTATAATAAGCACACGGCTCACATTCAAAATCATAAGTAGGCATTAAAATTCCTTTCAAAGAAGCAGATATTGTTACTATATTATAAGGAATAGCAACAATATCTGCACAATGTAGTCAACGGTTTACTTTAATCTGACGAGAATTCTTGAAATAATATCATTTCTTACAATGTCAGAATTATCTAATTTACATATGGATAAACCCTTTAAATTATTTAATTTATCCATACAAACACTTAACCCCCCATAAGCGTCTCCACGAAGATCCGTCTGGTCTAAATCGCCATTAATAACAGCCTTTGACCCTATTCCAATTCTTGTTAAGAACATTTTTATTTGTTCAAATGTTGCATTTTGTGCTTCATCTAAAATCATAAAAGTTCCATGGAAATTTCTTCCACGCATATATTCAAGAGGACAAATTTCAATTGTGTTTGTTGTTCTCATTGAATTATAAGTTTCCATTCCTAGATATAGTTTCATTTCTTCTATGATTGGCACCATATAAGGATGAACTTTTTCTGTTAAAGACCCCGGCAAAAATCCAATTCCTCTGCCAGACTCCACTACCGGCCTTGTTATAACAATTTTTTCAATTTTATCTTCTAATAAATATTCACATGCTAATCCAACTGCTACCGCAGTTTTTCCCGATCCTGCTGGTCCTGAGCAAAATGTAACGTCTGACTCTACCATTGATCTAATATATTCAGCTTGATTTTCTGTTTTTGCTTTAAGAGTTTTACGTGATGGGCGAATTGGTTGTTTTTGTGAAACTTTTTTTCTCGCCATAAGTTTGCCCTTCTAGTAGATTTTTGTTGATGAAAATTCAGAGTCCCTTAATGTAGTGTCCTTTAATAAAAATATTTCACTATGATCGTTTTGGAAACTTATTGATGCTTCAACATTTCCTCCATTTGCATCACCTCCAGTAATTTCAAAAGATGATATATAATTCTTTTTGCCAAGATTCCACTGAAGGTAAGTGTTTGGATCTGTTTCTGTTAATGCCGCAATTCTTATTTGTCTGTCTGCCCGATACTGAGTGCCAGTGCTGTTGTTTTTATTTTCTGCACCATATACTCCGGCAGTATGATATGTGTCTGTAACTAGATGGTCTTTTCCGTTTTCGTCATTGAAATATTGACCTCTGACTATTCCAGAAAACGTACATGAAACACCAACAGGAATTTCTAGCTGTTTATACAAATTCATTTCTGCTAGATCTCCATAGCTTCCACCCCACTTTCCAATGTCTTGTAAATCTGTGTATGCTAATTCTGTTGAAATTTCTATTTGCTGTAACCCATATATAGGGATATTTTGATAAGTATTTGTAAGGTTGAACATTTTTTCAACCTCTGTTGGAAAGATGCAATTATTTATGCTTATATCTTGTCTTTTCAGAGTTTCTTCGGAGTCATGAACAAAATTTAAATTAGTAAAATCTGTAATTAAATATTCTGTTTCTTGAGTATACGCATGGGTGGTAAAAGTTAAATCTTCAGTAATCGGGCCGTTAATTGGAATTGTGTAACTAATATTCGTTAAAAGACAGCATCTATATACTGTTGTTTGAACTTGTGTATCTGGGGTATCGAGTAAAGCCCCAGCTCCAACGTAACTGTAGCCATCTGGTGTATACAACAAAACAATGTCATAGTTTTTAAGTCTATTGTTTATTCCTGTAAAACCTATAGTAGAATCTTCTTCAGTTGAAAAAATATGAGAATTTTCATATGTAGGAGGATCAATTTCACTTGTATTATAAAAAAAATCACCAGATTTATTCAAGACCCTGGATATATTTATAGTGTAAGTATGTTTAGCATATCTACCATACTCTTTTTGAAATCTACCTATATCCGCAAAAGATTCTCTTTCTAGACTTCTAGATATTCCTACTGATTGAACACCCTTCAATACTAACGAATTGACTGGTGATTCTGATCCACCTGATTGTGTAGTTACTCTAGATTTTGTTAAAACTGCCTGTAAATAACCGGCAATTCTTGTGTTTGGGTTTTCAAAAAGCATAAATGTTCCTTATTGGCTATGCCATACTATACACATTTAATCGCCTTCTTTTACAAAGATGCCATCAACCATTTTACCTTTTCTGTTTTTAATATCGTTCCAGGCACATTCTAAACATTCAACAAGGCTTAATTTATTTCGCTCTACAATATTGATCATAACCACAAGCATATCACCAATATCGTCTTTAATATCCTTGCCTTTACAAACACTGTCAGATAATTCGCCCAATTCTTGTAAAAGTTTTAACGTTTGATCTTTGTCTGTACTACCATTAATTAAGTTTCTATCGTGATGCCATTGTGTAACTTTATTAATCAATGTGATTAAACACTCTTGTTCAACTTCATATGATTTTGTAGAAATCAATTTTTCTAACATGCTCATTCGTACCGTTTGATCGTGAGAAAGTTCTTCCATTATCAATCCTTATTTTTTTTAAATCTGATATTTATTTTGTTGATATTAATAGTGATATAT